AGGCGGACGGCGAGGAAGCAGGCGGCGCGCCGGGGGGCATGATGGACCGCCAGACAACGGAGCGGGTGGCAATCTTGTTCGACATTGAGAAATGCACGTTGACCCTTTGGGCGCTGAATTAAACGGGAGGTAAAACAGCTATGACAAACTTTGACGATCTGAAATTAGCGGTTCAGGCAATCAGCGGCGGGCGAAATACTGTCCTTTTGGACGATATGGGTATGCCGTCTATCATGGTCCCCTTTCCGAAGCTGACCTATGCCGACATTATGACCGGCGGCACACAGGACCCCTTGCCCGCGTTCCTTGTGGACGGTCACGAAATCCCTGTGATCTACGAAAGCAAGTATCAGAACATCGTGGTAAACGACCGGGCCTATTCTCTTCCCTTTGAGGACCCCCGCGTTTATATCACGTTCGATCAGGCTTTGCAAATGTGCCGGAACAAGGGCGACGGCTGGCATTTGCATTCTAACGCATTGTGGGCCGCAATTCAAAGCTGGTGCTACAAGAACAAGACCGTTCCCCACGGCAACGGGAATTTCGGAAAGGATTACAGCAACCCGCACGAACACGGCGTTGTTACATACCGCTACACCGACGGCGGAACCACGCGGGACGGCAGAACCGCGACGGGAAGCGGCCCGGTGACGTGGTATCACAATTACGATTCTTCCGGCATTGCCGATCTTTGCGGCAATATTTGGGAGTGGGTGGCCGGTTTGCGTATGGTGAACGGCGAAATTCAGATTATCCCTTACGGCAACAGCATGAAAGCCGATTGCAATATGAGCGCGACCAGCACCGAATGGAAAGCGATCATGCCGAACGGAACGCTGGTTGCGCCGGGAACCGCCGGAACCCTGAAATATGACGGCGAAACCGCGACCGGCGCGCCGCGTATCAATACGGCGGTGGAATTCAAGCCCGGAACGGACGACGGGTATTACTGGCGGCAGTTTGGGACGCTGGCGGCGAAAGCGGGCGTTGATATTCCGCCCATGATGAAAGCGCTGGGACTGGCCCCGATTCCTGACTATGAGTACGGCAACGGCGGTTTCTGGATTCGCCCGCAGGCCGCGGAGCGGTTGCCTATCCGCGGGGCGCACTGGAGCAACACGTCCTACGCGGGCGTGGCGGCGTTGAGCTTGAATTACCCGCGGTCGGACTCCTTCCACGGCGTGGGCTTCCGTGCCGCTTTTTATGAGAAGCTGTAAACTGAACGACTGACGAACTGACGGGGCGTGCGATAGCACGTCCCGTTCATTTTCAAAGAAAGGCTTTCAATGGAAGAATTCAAGATCAAAGAAAAAATCTACAACATGATTCTATACGGAAGCCCGGCGCTTTTGCAGTTTCCGCGGACGGAAAAATTTGTGCTTGCAACGCAAATCCGGGAATCCATGTATCGAATGTTCCAGCTTGCCGTTGTGATCGAAAAGAAATATTACAAGAAAACAACCTTGCAGGAATTAGACGTTGAACTGGACGTGTTGCGGCATTTGGTCCGGCTTGCCGCGGATAAAAAGCTATACCCGAATCAAGCGCCCTGTCTGCCATTCAAAAAATATGAGCATTGGGCGAAACTGCTTGACGAAATCGGGAAAATGATAGGCGGTTATATGAAAGCCGTAAAATAGCGGCTTTTGTATATAGGGAATAGGCCGAATATTCACGGTTGCCTATCCGCGGGGCGAACTGGAACAACACGACCAACGCGGGCGTGGCGGCGTTGAACTTGAATAACCCGCGGTCGAACTCCAACCACAACGTGGGCTTCCGTGCCGCTCTACCTTTTGCCAGTAGGCGCGCACGCTACGGTGGCGCGTCCAGTGCGGAGGAGTAAAGGGGCCTGTTTCCGTTCCCGTAAAGACATAGCGGGATAAAAATTGAATTGCCGCGGGAACGGCGAGTACATACGGAAAAGCGTTGCACGGCGGCGAGGGGGAAGCATGAAACCGATTAAGGACATTTACCCTAAAATTTACGACTTTGAAAACCTGTTCATAGCGTGGGAATCAGCAGGAGCGGGAAAACGCTTCCGGGACGAAGTTTTGCTTTTTGAAAATAACCTTGAATCAAATTTGATCGACATACAAAATCATCTGATTTACGGAACGTATGAATGCGGGCGGTATAGGCCGATTTATATCTACGAGCCGAAAAAGAGGTTGATTATGGCGTTGCCGTTCCGGGACAGGGTGGTTCAATGGGCGATTTACCGGCAGTTATTCCCGATCTTCAACCGGCAATTCATACGTGATTCTTACGCTTGCAGGAAAGGGATGGGGACGCACGCCGCCGCGGACCGGTTGCAATATTGGTTGCGGCAGACAGAGCGGAAACCACAGCGTTTCTATTATCTCAAATTGGACATAAGCAAGTATTTTTACAGGGTGGACCATGCCGTTTTAATGGGTATTTTGCGGCGGAAGATTCACGACGAACCTTTGCTTTGCTTGCTGGAGAAAATCATAAATTGCGAAACAACGGCGTTCGGGTTGCCCGCAGGGGTTGACCCGGACGCTTGTTTGCCGGAAGATCGGCTTTTCGACGTGGGAATGCCTATCGGAAATCTTACGTCGCAAATGTTCGCAAATGTGTATTTGAACGAATTGGACCAGTACGCAAAGCACACGTTGAAATTGCGCTATTATATCCGGTATATGGACGACGTGATTATTCTTCACCCGGACAAGGTATATTTGGGGGCGATCAAAAATGACATAGAACAGTTTTTAGACGAAAACCTGCATTTGCAGTTGAACAGCAAAACCGCGATTCGGCCTTGCAGTATGGGGATTGATTTTGTCGGTTTCAAGATTTGGGCGACCCATAGGAAGCTAAAACGGAAAACGGCAAAGAAAATCAAACAGAGCGTGAAAAACCTTGCGATCTTGCAGGCGGAGGGCGATATATCAGATCAAACGTTGAAACAGGCGATAGCGTCATACAAGGGGATTTTATCGCATTGTGACAGCTACGGACTACGGCAGGAACTAAATAGGATTTGGAGGGACAGCGGAAGAAAAGCCGCTGTCTTTTCAAATAAAAATCAAGGAAACGGGGTGAATCAGCAATGACGTGGGAATTGGTGGTGGTCCTGTTCGGACTTGCCGGAACGTGTTGTTCTATCATTTTCGGGATTGCGGCTTTCCGGCGCAATCAGAAAACCGATGAACAGCAGGACGGACGGGAAAGCGGGACCATTCTAAGTGAAATCGGGTACATCAAAGCCAACACGGACGACATTAAACGGAAGCAGGAAAAGCAGGACGAACAATATTTAGAAATGGCTGAACGCATGGCGACCGTGGAAGCGTCCGCAAAGCAGGCCCACCACCGGCTGGACCGGCTGGAAAAAATCACGGACAATCCGCCGGATTAACGAAAGGCGGTGCGGCATGGGCTATCTTTTCAGCGTCGCCGCCGGGCTGATCGGCGGGATTGCCGCCGTTTTGCTGATTGAGCGGCGGCGGAGCCGTAAGCGCCGCCGGGCAAAGAGCCGGACCGCGAATGCCGCCGGGGAGGAAAAGAGGACCGCCGGAAAGATCGAGTTTTCAAAGCTTGTTCTTTCGGCGGTCCTCTTGACCTATTTTGCGGGATTCGGGCTGGGTTTTTGGGCGGTGACAATCGACCTTTCGCAATTAGGGGTTTTTCTTGCGTATGTCGGAACGCCGACGGCAACGGTGATCGGCTTTTATTCATGGAAAGCAAAGGCCGAAAACGTCGTGAAGATCAAAAAAGCGAACCCGGCGGAAACAGAGGGAACCCCCGTTGACCTGAACAGCATTCAGCCATAAAGGAGCGTGAAACAATGGCAATCACAAAGGAACATCAAGAATTCATCGAGCGGGTGGGCGCGCTTGCCGCCGCCGACATGAAGAAAAGCGGCGTTCTTGCGTCGCTGACAATCGCACAGGCGATTCTTGAAAGCGGATGGGGAAAATCCGGCCTGACCGTCAAGGCAAACGCCCTTTTCGGAATCAAGGCAGGGAAAAGCTGGAAAGGAAAGGTTTACAGCGCACAGACACAGGAATGTTACGACGGCGCGACCTTTACCACGATTACGGCGCTTTTCCGCGCCTATGACAGCTGGGCGGAGAGCGTCGCCGATCATTCGGCCTTGCTGACCGGCGCGCCCCGGTATAAAGCCGTCATCGGGGAGCGGGACTATAAAACCGCTTGCCGGGCGATCAAGGCGGCGGGCTACGCCACAGACCCGCAATACGCGGACAAGCTGATTCAGATTGTCGAGAATTACAGCTTGACCGCCTACGACGGCGCAGGGAGCGCCACAGCGCCCGCAGGACGGCCCGGAGCGTCCGGCGGGTCAAATGATACGGGCGGGGGGGGGGGACCCGCCGACGGCGCGGCAAAGGGCCGCCCGGTGAGCGATCTGGGCTGGGAGATCAGCCCGGCGGGCATTGTGGAGGTGTGCGAGAGCCTTTGCCGGCTGGTT